CCGGCGGCGTGGGCTGGATGGACAATGTGGCCCAGCAGGTGGCCGCCTATTGGGAGGATGTGGACCAGGACACCATCCTGGCAATCCTCAAGGGCGTGTTCTCTATGACTGGGGGCAAGAGCGGAGAGTTCGTGACCAAGCACACCTACACCGTGGACGGAAACCTAGAGGCCACCACTATGAACTCCGCCACCGCCCAAGCTTGTGGTGACCGCAAGAAGAAGTTCTCCCTGGTGTTCATGCATTCTGCAGTGTCCACCAACTTGGAGAACCTCAATCTGCTGACCGCGCTGAAGTTCACCGATAAGGACGGCATCACTCGCGACCTCGCCCTTTACACCTGGAACGGCAAGCTGGTAGTGGTCGACGACGGTATGCCTGCCACCGATGGCTACTTCCCCGCCGATGCGGAGACTCCCGGCGCATTGCAGGTCAAGGATTCCAGTGCCACCACCGGCCAGATCAATAAGTCTGACGTTACCCCCTACTTCGGCACTGGCACTCCTGATACTGACAGCTATGTGGTGGCCGGGACGCAGTATGTGACCTATGTGCTGGGCGACGGCTGCATCAGCTACGAGGACATCGGGGCCCGTGTACCCTACGAGATGGCCCGTGACCCCAAAACTAAGGGCGGCCAGGATACCCTTTATACCCGCCAGCGTAAGGTGTTCGCGCCCTTCGGCATCTCCTATGAGAAGAAGAGTCAGCAGTCCCTCTCTCCCACTGACGAGGAACTGGCCAAGGGAGAGAACTGGTGTCTGGTCCACTCCGGCGAAAGTGACGAGGGCCAGCGGTCCTATGTGGCCGACAAGGCCGTGCCCATCGCCCGCATCCTCTCCAGGGGTTAACGGCTATGATGAGCGTATATGAAGCGGTGGTGGCCCGGCTGGCCACGCTGGGCTACACCTCCACGGAAGCCGACAGAGTGAGCCTTGAGTACCTGATTCCAAAATGTGAACTGGACATTTTGGCAAATATCAACCACCGGGAACTGCCTGACGGCCTTTTCTATACGCTCGTGGAGATGGCCGCCGGGCAGTTCCTGTTCAATAAGAAGGCCGCCGGAGACCTGGAGGGCTTTGACTTTGATTCCCCGGTCAAGAGCATCACAGAGGGCGACATCTCTGTAACCTTTGCCGGAGCTAGTGACGGGTCCAGCAGCGCAGAAAGCCGATTTGATGCGCTGCTGGATCGCATGATGCACCCTCCAGAAAGTACCCTGGCGAGGTTTAGGAGGCTGCGATGGTAATTGATAGCCCGGCCTATAAGAAGGCCATACAACGGCTCTGGACCGGCAAAGCTACAGTATATGTGCGGGTCGGGGCACTCAACCCCACCACTGGCCGCACAGAGCAGACGGAACAGGCATCTGCTACAGAGCAGCCCTGCCGCCTGTCCCACAAAACGGTCAAGAATACGGAGCCGGCTGAAGAAGCGGCTCAGGTGACCCAGACCACAGTGCTATACATTGACCCCTCTGTGGAAATCCCGGAGGGGTCAAAAGTTACCGTGACACAGAATGGAGTCACTCGTGACTATGGCCGGAGCGGGACTCCGGCGGTCTATACCAGCCACCAGGAAGTTCCGCTGGAGTTGTGGAAGGGGTGGGCCTAATGCAGTGGGGAAGATGTGATTACAAGCAGCTTCAGAAGCTGCAGCAAAATTTGCAGAAGCTCCAAAGCATGGATTTGACCCGATTTTGCGAAGAAGCGTCTCGTGAGTTGGCCGCCCGGCTGCTGGCCCTGGTCATCCCTCGGACGCCGGTGGGCAAGTACCCAAAGCAGAGTGGGCGAAAGGGCGGAACCCTGCGCCGAGGCTGGACGGCTAAAAC